CTCATCGAACCCGATGTAGTTCCATGCGCGGCCTCGATACTTGAACCGGTCATTGTCGGCGTTGAGATAGCCGAACTCGACCATGCCGCCCCACGGCGTCTTCCAGCGGTGCTCGATCTTGTCGTAGTGAGCGCCCTCGATGAACTGCGGGTACAGCTCGTGTGACCGGTCGATGAGGTCTTTCAGCTCCGGGAAGCTGCGGCGGAACAGGATGCCGCGGTGCTGCGGGTGCTGGGGGCCGTTCCAAGGCAGACACCATGCGTCGATCAGCAGCGAATCCGACTTGCCGCCGCCGGCAGCGCCGCCGTACAGCACCTCGTAGTCGTCGCAGGCCAGAAAATCGGACTGCTTTGGCGTGGGCTGCCACACGATGTCCTCGGCGGGGTAGTCGAGGCTCACGGCTCAGCCCTGCTGTGCCAGCGATTGCACCCGGCGAACCATGAATGCCGGCGCGTTTCCCTTGCGCTGCGGCTGCTCGAGGCGCTGCGCGGAGCCCTCGATCGCATCCTGCAGGCCTGCCGACTGGCCCTGCCCCGTCTTCGCCGGCACCACCACCACGCCGACGCGGTGGGTGTGCTCCACCTTCTTCTTCTTGTCCGGGAACGCATCGATGAGCTGCAGCGCTGTGCGCAGCACCGCATGCTTGTCGGCGAACTTGATCTTGTTGGTGACGCCGATCTTCTCGCGCGCGTCGCCCACACCGGCGTACAGGTCGATCTGCTGCACCTCCGCGATCATCGCGCCCGCATCCTTGGGCCACTCGTGCGGCGGCAGCAGCGCGCCATCCTCACCGAACAGCGCTGCAGGGTCGCCGAATGCCAGCTTGGCCAGCTCCGCCATGCAGCGCTCGAAGGTGATCTCCGCCGTCCGCACCACGGAGCCGACCAGGTAGTCGTGCACGATCCGGACATCCGGGTTCGCAGCGAACTGCGAAGCATTGGCCTTGGCCGTCTTCTCGGCATACCCGGCCTTCAATGCTGCCTCCGTCTGGCTCCCTGCCATCGGCAAGGCGAGCGCGAACGCCTTGAGCTTCCCGCCCAGCCGCTTGTACGCCTCGATCACCTGCGCAGGTGCACCGGCCAGTACGTCCGTGCTCACGTCGATCCTATGCCGATCAGGTCGCCAGCGCGCCCGAACCACGCAGAGACGCCATCAAGGCCTTGACCTGCGCCACGACATCCGTCTCGCTCGTGGGATCAGCAACGGCCACGCCAATCTTTACACCGCCGATGGCTACGCCTGCAGCCGGCAGTGAATAGGCGTTGGCATTCGCTGCGATGCCATCCAGCTTGGCCTTGTCGGCGCCGGACATGAAGCCGGCAGCAGCAGTGGTGGCGGCGCCATGGGTGTGGTTGCCAGCCGCTGCAGTGGTCGCAGTCGTGCCAATGGCCAGATTGGACGTGCCGGTACCCGCACCAATGGCAGTGCGCGCTGCGGCCTGGTCGGCGGCCGTCAACACCTGCTTGCCGACCGTGCTGGCGTCGGTGATGTTGTCGGCAGTGATCGGCAGAGTGCCACCGCCACCGCCGCCACCAGCAACGTCGCCCTTCACCATGGCCTGGGCGAAGTGCTTCTGGCTCACGTCAACGGCAATGCTGCCGAAGGGCAGCAGGCCGGCGGCCGCAGCGGCCTTCACCTTGGCGGTCAGGCCCTCGGGGGTGTCCGATACCAGGATCGTGTAGTCGTCAAGCGCCATGGGGCGTCCTCATTTCAGGTGGATGATTCCGGCCTTGTCCAGCCGCTGCAGGCACTGGACGCATGCGCCGCGGCGGACCTCGCAGGTCTGCAGCTTGCCGATCAGGGTGGGCACAACCTCCCCACCCAGCTCGTCCCACGCCTCGGCGTTGTTGGGGTCTGCCTCCCACCGCACGCCGGCGTCACCGTTAACCGTGCACGGCAGGAGGCAGATTTCGTTGCACTGCGCCGGCACCGGGCGCGTGATCCGGCCGCAGCCGGCCAGCAGCGCCGCGACGGCGATGGCGATGGCGATAAGCGCAGTGCGCATGGCTCAGTCCTGGCTCTCGCCGGCGGCACCGGCGGTGATGATCGGGGTGATGGTGGCCACCTGCCGGTCAATCTCGGCCAGCACGTCCTGACCGAGCATGCTGATGCTGATTTCGTCCGGCTGGTCGCCCTCCTCCACCCAGCCAAGGTCAGCAAGACGCTGCACCTGCTCTGCGCTGAGCGTGGTTTCCCCGCTCTCGGCGAACTGGGCGTCCAGCGTCACGAGCGCTACTACGTCCTCACGGCCGGCGCTGATGCCGGTGGCTGCGAGGGACGGCGGCGCGCACGGCGGCGAGGGAGCGCTCACGCGTCACCTGCCTTCTTGGCCTGGCCAACCTGGTACGGCATCCACTCGGCGCGGTGACCGGCGGCGCAGCACTCATCGCCCGGCTGCACCATCTGCACGTCACGGACGGGGAAGGCATTGCCTGCATGGTCGACTACGCGCAGGTTCACCAGCCGGTCGCCGTGGACGTAGACGATGGTTGCATCCAGGGGCTGCTGCAGGCCGGCGTCGTAATCGCTGGCCGGGAACGTCTGCATGCCGGCCGGCCACATGCCGCCACCTGGGTAGAACCACACCTTGCGGCCCACGGTCGGCTTGATGACCTTCGGCATATCAACGTCGCCGGAGAAGCTGTAGCCGGCGCCAGCAGCAGCCATCGTGCCAGCCGCGAGCGCAGCACTGCGGACAGAGGTGAGCTGATCGCGTCGACGGAACCCCAGCAGCGGCCAGCACTGGTCGATGGCCTCCTCGCGAGCTGCTGCACGCCCGAGCGCTTCATCGAAGTCCGCCGGATCGATGGCCCCGTAGTTCACGCCGATCACCTTGCATCCGTTGCGAAGGATCAGCACGCACAGCGTTACCTGGTTGAGCGCACTGTAGTGCTCCTTCGTCAGGTAGTTGTTGCTGAACGCGCCGGCGCCGCTGGCGTAGAACTCGTCAACGATCTCGGCCTCGATCTCGGCCAAGGTGACGCGGCTCACAGCAGCACCTCGAGTGCCAGCACGAGGGCCAGCAGTGCGAGGGAGCGATAGAACCATGCCTTCGCCTTGGCTTCCTTGGCCTGCGCGGCCAGGTTGGCAATGCTGGCTTCGGTGCGGGCGATTTCCAGCTCCTGCTCGAGGTACTGGGGTTGGAACTGACGGGTCTGCGGGGTCACGGTGACGACTCCTGATTGGTTGCGCCGCTGAGGGCGCGGTTGATCGCATCCACGCGCTGCTGGCCGGGAGCGCACTGCTCCGGCAACGGCTGCTTGGCTGCGATGGATCGGTATTCGATGCGGACGCGCTGGCCGCGATCAGCGATGCGCTCGAGGTCGGCCATCAGCTTCGCGTCGTCGCGTGTGCGCTGTTCGGCCATGCCGGTGACTGCGCGCAGGCTGGCCGATAGCGCCTCGTTCTCGAGCCGCATCGGTGCCGTCATGGCGCGGTAGGCCTGCCAGATGTTGAGGGAGGCCAGCACCAGACACAGCGCGGCGAGGATCGCCACCCACTTCCATGCAGCCCACCAGGCCTCGATGCGCGCGATCATTTGCTGAACACCGTGGCGATCTTGAACAGCAGCCCGGTGATGAACGACGACAGGCCGCCGACCATCAGCAGCGTCTTCCAGCTCCCGCGCGCCTAGGTGAGCACGTCATGGATCTCCTGCACCTGGGCCTGCATTTCCTTCTGCTGCTGCACCAGCGTGGTGATCTGCTCTCCCTGAGCCTTGATCGTTGCTTCCATTCGGCCCATGTCGCGGTGGATCTGCATGTCGCTCATCGGGCGCGGCCCTCTGCAAGCCGGGCCGCATCTTCATAGCGGTTGCACAGCCCGGTTTCGTTGACGGTCCCACGCCACAGGCGGCACATGGAGCGGTATTGGCGTGCCATGCAAGCCACGTCGGCTGCAGGCACGCACACGTCGCGCAGTGCGCGCATTTCGCTGCGGCGGCTGCCGGCCATGCTGGCGCCACGGTTGTAGACGGTCGCCGTCAGGCTGCCTTGCGCGTCCGGTGGCAGCCGGTCCCAGCCGTTGGAGAACGTCCGCTTCGCCAGCCGGTGGTACGCCGGCAGCGTCACCGCGCGGAACACCTGTTCGCAGTAGCTGTACGGCGTGGTGATGTCGCGGTAGCGCGGCAGGACTGCCCGTGCGTCCTGACCGGTGATGCCGGCGGTGGTGCTCAGGCGCTGCACCGCGTAGTGCTTGGCCCAGTCGCGGCCGATCACCGCCGGCGTCTGGTGTCCACCGTCGTAGCCCACGCACCAGGTGATGCCAGACGCGCCGCCCGGCCACACCGG